AACGGTTTTCTTACAATTCTAAAAATAGCCTCACCAGATTCACATAATGCTCCAGCCGCTAACCATTCAAATTGGTGAAAGGAATACTTACCAGCACAATCACAACTATCTGCCTGTGTCCATTCAGCCCACGCCTCTTCAATAATATTATTTACTCTCTGATCTCTCTTGCCACCTCTTTGCTGTACTACAAGAGATTGAAACTTCATTCCAGTTCCGACTATATTTATTTGTGTTGTTCTTTTTGCTTGTCTAGCATAAGGATTATTTCTTACTAATTCCCTTGATCTATCTCTTAGCTTACGCAAACTATTCCTTATTTCGGCATCAGCGCTCAATTGGCTGCTCATCCAATCGGAAGTAAGTCTAGAAACTAATGCACCTTGATACGCTCGTTTTAAACTTTTTAGTGGATTAGCATTTCTACCAAAACCAAGCACTCTTTTTACAGTATTTGAAATGTTTGTTCTGATTCCCATTAAATTGCTCCGTTAAAACGTACAAATGTAGCTCTTGGGTTGCCAAGACCATTTGCAATCATTTCTCCTTGTTTTTCTCTAACTAATTCTGCTTTATATCTAGTTTCTAATGCAAGTAATTCTGATAACTCATATTTTTTAGCACTTCTTGTACCTATTTTATATTCTTGTATCGCACCGCCAGTAATTATTGTTCTAATAGCTGCTTGTATAACATCTAAATCTTTTTCTACTTGTGAACGTCCATCAAATGCTGCCGGAGTGCCGGAATATGACATACTAGCCAACACTTCAAATCCACCAGTAAAAATGGTCTGGACTTCTTGTCCTGATTTATTTGCAACCGCTTGATAGAACCAATTACCAGCATCGAAATTAGCTGTTGTAGCCGCAGCAATACTAAATGCAAAACCATCCAAGTATGCAGAGCTACTTACAGTTGCGCCTTCTGATGAAGTATTAGTTCTTAAATAATAAACAACAGACCAATCTGGACTGCTAATGCTATTACCAAATACGTCTTGTGTAGAAGGTATGCGCCATTGGATAAAATCGCCAGCGCGAATTTTAGTAGGAAATGTCATTTTTATCACCAATTAGAGATAAAATTCGACTTTTTAGTCGATTTAGTTTGATTTAATCTTATCTTAGTATCCTTAGTAGGCTTTTTATCGTCAAATCTCTTAGCAAACTGATCATATATTGTTCTTCGGTCATATTTTTGCAATAATCTTTGGAAACTGGCGTATGCATATACCATTTCATCTAGTGCCTCATTAGCTTGGTTCTTTTTCTTAACCCAAACACGTTCTTGATAACCATTTTTGTATTTTAATATTTGTCTTTCTGCTGTTAGTTCTTCAAAATATGCGGAAGTTATTGTTGGGTAAAAATGAATATAACCATGACCTACTTCTGCATCTTTTAATTTGTTATGCAAAGTAGTTTTAATAATATCTACACCAACTGGATATAAACTAAGACCTCTCTTCAAAACTTTACCTTTAAAATTTATATCTACTTTAGAAATCTTACCTAAAGGTGGTTTTCCTTTTTGGCCCATACCTTTTATTCCTATCAAACCTAGTTGTTCTCTTTCTCTAACGTACTGATAAGTTTCTTGAGTAAAGTGACCGCCGGTATCGATCGCTGCCGTGTCAATTTTTAATTCTTTGCCTTCTTCATTTATATATTTAGATTGCAAAACCTCATCTAACTGCGCCCATAAGTCCGCTCTTGCCGGTGAGCCATAGATTACCTTTCTATCTATTAAGAACATTTCTTCTTTCTTACCAAAACCAATAATCGACATACTTAACCTGTCATCTTGTACGTCAATACCTAACGTCAAAATTAATACTTCTTTGGGAGGTATGCCTTCTTTATATTTTTCATCTGATGCACGTTTTAATAATCCTTCTGCACTTGCTTTTGTATGATATTCGTCTTCATATACCTCTCCCAAAGTTACATTGATAAAAGTTTTAAGTTGTTCTTGATCATTTTTACAAGCAAGATATTCTTCCATAAGATTCGACCAACTTGCATTTGGTGAATATGAATATGCGGCCCAAATATGAAATCCAACGTGCTTACCGTTATATGGAGCGGTAGATCGCCATTCTCCTCTCTCTACCATCCATCGTTTTTTTGTATGAGGAATATGATGATTACATTTTTCACATTTATATATTGTCGTGCTTGGGTCATTTTCAAAACATTCAAAATTAGCCCATCTTAAATACTGCATATGATTGCATTTGGGGCATGGTACATAATATCTGCGTTGATCAGTCTGATTAAATAATTTTTCTATACGACTAAAATCTTTAACTGTAGGCGTAGACCCTGCCACTATTTTTCTATTAGCAAAAAATTCTGTACGTTTTATTCCAAGCTTAATTTGATCACCCTCAGTTCCGGCAGACGCTGGATATCCATCAGTCTCATCAAACAGAACTATACGTCTAGATACTCTTCTAAAGCCTCTTGGTGAGTTAGCACCAACCAACGTAAGGTTTCCACCGGGAAATAATTTCTGCAATAACGTATTCTGTCCATCCTTTGCTTTTGCATCACTAACTAACCCTTGCAGACATTTTGTATCCCGGAGCATTGGAGCGATTTCTTCTTTTGAATAACCAGTAGCGTCTTCAATTGTTGGTTGGACAATCATTATTGGACAAGGGTCATTATGTATATGGAAAGCAATTATGTGATTAAGAATTTTTGAATATCCAACCCTTGCAGATTTCATTACTGATATCTGTTCAATATTAGGATCAGTAACTGCATCCATAATTCCTTTTTGATATGGTAATGTACGCCACCTTCCACCCTCCGCAGAACTTTCTACTGATAAATATGCATACTCATTAGCCCATTGACTAAGGCTTAACTTTTTAGGTGGTAAGAATGCTGCATATGCTTTTTTTTCTAAATCGAAAATACTGGTCATGCTAATTGCCAATCATGTAATAATTCTTGTTGTCTTGGAGGGTAAGGTGTTTGCGCTAAAACGTCTTTTATTTTATTTAATCTGTCTTTTGAAAAAAATGGTTGATCTTTGTACCATTCAATCATGTTTTTACTTCTTTTATCTTGATTACATGAACGACAAGAAGGTACAATATTTGCCAAACAATGACTGCCATTATTTTTCTTGGGAATAACGTGATCTATTTCTAAACTATTTTGGTGATTTCTATCTAATATTTCTAAATCAATACCGCAATAAGCACATTTATTATCAAATGTATTAACTCTAGCAATAATATTTTTGTGAAAAATTTTTTCTACATGATTTAAACTGTCTTTAAATTTTTGTCTTCTACTGACCTCTCGACTATATATTCTGCCTTCTAAAGTTTGATTCCAATTAGTAGCTTTATTTTTATAATAATTTTTATTTTTTAAATAGTGTTTATCACTTTGTATTTTTCTACAACAAACACATTTACCATTCTTTCTATCAGTAGGTTTGCATCTGACTGATTTGCCAGTATTCCTGTATTGATGATTTTTATGACAAAGATTACCTAAGTAATCGCCATCTAAAAATTCTCTATTATTTAACCAATTTATTATTTCACTCATACAACAGATAATTCCTCTAATGCTTCTCTAACAATGTCATCAATACAATCAACAGCGCTATTATCTAAATCAGGTAATCGTTGTTGTGCTTTAGATGAAACACCAAGCATTTTATTTCTAGTGTTAGTAATTATTTTTTGCCATGTATTATTAACTTCATCAACAGCTACAAGACTTTTTTCCTTTTCTTTGCGTTCTAACTCTAATAATTCTGCCTTTAGGTGTTCTGTTCTTGCTTTACTCTCTACATATTCTGGATATTCAGTTTCCGATTGTGAAGTTTTATAAGTCTTATGTTCTATTTTTCTAGTTAATTTAGGCTCTGATTTTTTTGACCATTCATTAAGCATCGTATCTGAATTTATTACCACCTTTCCTTGATTGTCTTTGATAGCCGTCAATCTGCCCTGTTTGATTGCCATATATACTGCTTGGATTGTTACTCCCATCTTCTCTGCCGCTTCTTTTCTAGTGATTAGTGCCATAGGACTGTAAATCTTTTTGTTTACAATAGCGTAAATGTAAATATATGGTATAATACCGCATTTTTACTGAGGTTTTGCTAAATGCCTCATTTCTAATATAGCGCAAATGTAAATACTGTAAAAAATTTGTGCCTAGATATAATTTGCGACCTGAAAAACAT